CGCAGCTACTTTCCAAAGCTCTGTTTCTGCTAGCAGCGACATCTCTGGTGGTGGTGCACTCACAATCGCAGGTGCTTCTGACCTTAACGGCGCATTGAGCGTTGCTGGTCAGGCTGACTTCGACGGAGCACTTAACGTAACTGGTGCTGCATTGTTGAAGTCTAGCGTAGAAATCGACGGTGCTCTTCAGTTGGACGGAATCGCTTCAGCTTCTGCTGCACTTTCTGACGAGTTCTACTTCCAAGGTCCAAGCAACGAAGTTCGTAAGGAAAGCCTTGCTGACATGCTTGATCTTGCAAAGGGTGACGGTATCCAGATCTCTTCTGGTGTTATCAGCATTGACTTCGTAGAGGACATTGCTACATCAGCTTCACAGGGTAGCATCCTTTCGAGCGACCTTGTAACTGCTTCACTCTCACAAGAACCACTTGCAGATTCCGTCCAGGTTTACTTGAACGGTATGTTGCAGGTAGCTTCTGGTTCTGCTGGAGACATCTTCGACTACGAGTATCTCGGAAGCGAAGGTGCACGCAGAGTTGAGCTTGCAGTAGCTCTTGATAGCGACGACGTTATCCAAATCAAGTACATCAAGAAATAATAGAAATATTATATTCTTTGCCTACCTCAACTTCCTACCAAGCCCCGCTTTTGCGGGGCTTTTCCTTTTGTTCTGTTTTCTTTATTCCGTTGGATTGAGGAAAAACTAGTTATTAAGTAAAATAACATTTATTTTTGTTACCTCAAGGAGATATCAACATGGCAGCAAGAAAGTTCAAATTCGTTTCACCGGGCGTTTTTCTTAAAGAAGTAGATCAATCACAACTTCCAAAACTACCAGGAAACATCGGTCCAATCATTATCGGACGCACAAGAAAAGGTCCAGCTTTGAGACCTACATTAGTAAACTCATACGAAGAGTTCGTCGAAGTATTTGGTGAACCAGTTCCTGGTAATCAGGGCGAGGATGTCTGGAGAGACGGAAATGGCCTATTGGCTCCAGCTTACACTCACTATGCAGCAAAAGCTTATTTTGCGGCAGGTGTTGATTCCCCAGTAACAGTGGTTCGTCTTTTGGGTGTCGAGGGTGACAACGCAGGAACAGCTGGTGTCGCCGGTTGGGAAGCAGCCAAAGCTCATGGTTTGTTTATTTATCCAGAAGGCGCCATAGACGGAGCAGATGTTCAACTAGCAGCAATAATCTATACAACGGACGACTCAACATCAGTTGGTGTAACTGGCGTAAGAGCCGATGGCGTCGGTCTCCCAGTTGAGGGTGTTGCCGGCCAAGTCGTTCGAGACACAGCTGGAAAAGTTAAACTAGAGATTGAAAACGCCGCCGGCGGAACCAAGAGAATCGTAGAAGTTGACTTCACCAAGGGTAGCAAAAACTATATAAGAGACGTATTGAATACAAACCCCGTAATGACTAACTCTTCAGTTGCAACTGCAAACAGTGCTATGGTAGAAGGCGAGTATTGGCTCGGAGAAACATTCGATGATACCATTACAACTTCTAGCGATTTTAGAGCTTTCGTTCTTCCATTAAGAGAAAATGTAATGGAAGACTTGAACCATGAGGCAACAGCTGGTAGAACTGGTTGGGTTATCTGTCAGGACGAGGGTAACGCAAATCAATATGAAGTTCTAGACCAAGATAAGCTTTTTAGAACACTAGCTCTCTCTGAAGGTGAAGAGTTTTCAAAGAACTATATCGTTGCAATCGAAGATATTAGAATCCCAGAAGAAGGGGACACTGATCCTTATGGTTCATTCAGCGTTGTAGTTAAGCAAAGATTTGGAACAAGGTTGGAAACAGTGGAGAGTTTTACAGGTTGTAACTTAAACCCTAACTCACAAAACTATGTTGCTCGTCAGGTTGGTGACCAGTTTGTTCAATGGTCAGCCACAGAGAAGAGAAACAAGGTATATGGAAACTACCCAAGCCGCTCAAGATATATTAGAGTAGAGATGGACCAGAAGGTTGACGCAGGTTTGCTTTCTCCATCAAAGGTTCCTTTTGGTTTCCTTGGTCCAATCGTCCCTGCGAACATTGCGGGATCCATGACGTCTGGGTCGGTATCGATAGACAGCAACTCATTTGTTAGCGGAACAACCTTGGCATCAAATGACACAGCAGACGTAACAGCATCTTTCAACCTCGTTTGGCCAGGTCTCCCAGCAACAGTTAGCGGCTCGGTTCGAGGTTCAGACTACTTCGGCGCTGCTGTTTACAGATTAGACGGAGATGCTCTTACATCCGAGATAAACCTTGGTATGATTGATTACGTTCGAGCACTTCCAGCAGAGTTCAAGTCTGATCAGGAAGCTGGTACAGCTGGATCAAACACAAAGCATGCATTCCACTTCACTTTGGATGATGTTGTGTTGACGGGCGATAGTCTTGACGATGTTTCGGCAGCTAACGTAGAGACCGCAGTTTGGGTATCAGGCTCAAGAGCAGGCACTGGGGCGGACTCATTCACTAGGGATTCAGGTTCTGCACAGTTGGTTAAGTTGGGCTTCAATAAGTTTTGGATGCCTCTTGCTGGTGGATTCGACGGTGTAGATATCACAGAGGCGGATCCATTTAATAATACCCGTGCCCTAAACGGCGGAACTAGCGATAAGTATGCTTATGCTTCAGTTGACAGAGCAATCGAGCTTATTAAAGATCCAGAAGCGGTAGAGTTTAACTTGGCTGTTATGCCTGGTATCACAAACACCAGTCTTACAACAAAGCTAGTTCAGACTTGTGAATCAAGAGCAGACGCAATGGCCATCATTGACTTGCCAGATGTTTACAAGCCAGCACATGAATACAGATGCACAGGTTCAGCTTCAGAAAGAGTTGGAACTACTCCAATCAACGCAGCAAAGGACCTTAAAGCACGCACTCTTAACTCATCATATGGTGCAACATACTATCCTTGGGTTAAGATTGCAGACACAGAGAATACAAGAGAGCTTTGGGCTCCACCTTCAGTCGTAGCACTTGGTGTTATGGCTTACACAGAGAAGAGAGATGAGGTTTGGTTTGCACCTGCAGGTTTTAACCGTGGTGGTTTAAATGAAGGAAATGCCGGTATCCCTGTTCTTCAGGTTTCAGAGCAGCTTCTTTCAAAGCAGAGAGATACTCTTTACGAGGCAAACATTAACCCAATCGCTTCTTTCGTAACAGAAGGTTTGGTGGTATTCGGACAGAAGACGCTTCAGTCTACACCATCAGCACTAGATAGAATCAATGTTCGTAGATTGCTTATCTTCGTTAAGAAGGAAGTTTCTAGAATCGCAAGTGGTTTGCTTTTCGACCAGAATGTTCCAGCTACTTGGAACCGCTTCCTTGGTCAGGTTAACCCGTTCTTGCAAAGTGTAAAGACTAGACTTGGCCTTTCAGACTTCAAGGTTATTCTGGATAATACAACAACCACTCCAGATCTTGTTGACAGAAACATCATGTATGCCAAGATTTTCTTGAAGCCAGCACGTTCTATTGAGTTTATCGCAGTTGATTTTGTTATAACAAACACAGGGGCTTCTTTCGACGATTAAGTTGAAAAAAGCCTCCAAAGTAATATATACTTATAGGAGATATTAAATAATGAGTTTTTGGAATCAAGCAAGCGTGGAACCAAAGAGACAGTTTAGATGGCTGCTCTATATCGCTGGTATGCCACAGTTCATCGTAAAGGATGTAAAGAAGCCTAGCTTCAACGTCGCAGTAACCGACCACAACTTTATAAACTACAAGTTTAAATACCCAGGTCGTGTTGAGTGGCAAGATATAACAGTTACTATTGTAGACCCAGTGCAGCCTGACTCGGCAGCAAGCTTGGTCAAGATTTTGGAAAATGCTGGGTATGTTTATCCAGACAACTTTACTTCACAGCAGAATGAACCAAAAACTATCTCCAAGAAAGCACTTGTTGACTCACTTGGTGGACAGATACAGCTTGTTCAGTTTGGAGCAAACACTGGAGACCAGCAGGAGAATGTTCTTGAAAAGTGGTCAATCAATAACCCACTTATCACAAGTGTTGATTTTGGTAGCTTGGATTATGGTAGCGATGATTTGGTTCAAATATCAATCGGACTTACTTATGACTGGGCTTATCTTGAGATGCCAGATAGAACACCAGGAAAGATCTGGACACTTAACCCAACAGCTGGTACAATAGAGTAAAAAGAAAAGAGGAATAAATGTCAAGAAACTCGAAGCGCACAACAGTTGCGCAACCTACCCCACAACTGGCACCTGTGCCAAAACCTAAAATTTCAAACCCTTTTGGTATCGACCTGGTGGCAGCAACAGAAGTTGTTGAACTGCCATCTGGTGGACGCTTTTATGAACAGGGTTCTTCTTTGCATGGTGTTAGCCAAGTAGAGATTAAACATATGACTGCGAGAGAAGAAGATATACTTGCAAACCCGCAGTTTATTCAAGATGGTTCAGTATTCGACAGATTGTTGAAGAGTGTATTGGTGGATACCACCATTAATCCATCTCATTTTCTTCCAGCAGATAGAACAGCTATCATGTATGCTGCAAGAATAACTGGATATGGCTCTGAATACACTATTCAGGCACCCTGCGGAGCCTGTGGAAAAACAGCTGACTTTACATATGATATCTCAATACAAGAGATAAAGTCAGAATTACCAGATGGTGTTATTATGAACGAGACAACAAACTTGTTTGAGTTCCAGCTTCCAAAGACAGGTTTATCTGTTGAAGTTAGATTGTTGACTACGGAAGATGAAAGCTTTTTATCGGAACAGAACGATAAAGCT